GCTACCGATCGCAAGACGGCAAGGCGCATTTTTGATACAGTCTCCACGATGGCCCAGGTTTCGGAATATCTCCGAGAGCGACTGCTCATCGGGAAGGAGAACATCTGCGATCCCATCACGCGCAGCAAGTTTGAGCCCTGCGCGGCCGAGGATCAGAACCTTCAAGGTCTGCGGCCCTCTTTTGTTTGCATTGATGAGTTGCACGCTCACGCGAGCGAAGGCGTATGGAACGCTTTCTACACGCGCCTGGGCAAATGCCGCCAGCCGCTCATGTTCGCCATTACCAACAGCGGATTTGACCGCAATTCAGTCTGCTACAAGCAGCACGAGTACTCGGTAAAAGTTCTTCAGGGCATCGTTCCTGACGACAGTTGGTTCGCCTGGATCTGCGGTGTCGATGATGAAGGCCGGGGCGACTTTAACTGGGAAGACGAAACGAGATGGCCGTGGGCTAATCCTTGTTGGGGAACGGCTGTCAAGCTCACTGAGATGCGAGAGCAGGCCCTCAAAGCTAAAGAGGACCCCAGCTCCCTTAACGCATTTCTACGCTTCAGACTTTGTATCTGGACCACGCAATTTTCCCACTGGATGCGCATGGATCTGTGGGATCTCTGCAATTTCACCATCGCGCGTGAGCAGCTCCGCGAACGCCGATGTTATGGTGCTCTCGACCTTTCCACGACTACGGATATCGCCGCTTTCGTGCTTTTGTTTGAACCGACCAGTGAGGATCCGCACTGGCATGTACTGCCGTCCTTTTTTCTGCCGAAAGATAACATCGCCTTTCGCTGCCGACGCGATCGCGTACCTTACGATGTTTGGGCCAAGCAGGGACTCTTTGAACTGACGGAAGGCAACATCATCGACTACCGCTTCATCCGGGCCAAGATCAACGAGCTCGGCCAGGAGTTCAATATCGCCCAGATCGGCTTTGACCGTTGGAACTCCACCGAGATCGTCACCCAACTCGGCGAGGAGGACGGTTTTGAGATGGTCAAAATCGGCCAGGGTATGGCAAGCATGTTTGCGCCCACCAAGCGCATCGTCGAGTTGGTTTCAACTCAAGAGCTGGCGCACGGCGGCAATTCTATCCTGCGCTGGATGGCGTCGAACGTGATCGTGCAGCAGGATCCAGCCGGCAACACCAAGCCAGATAAAGGCAAGAGCCGAGAAAAAATTGATGGCATCGTCGCCCTCTGTATGGCGCTTTCCTGCGCTATGGCTACCAGCGGCGCAACCTTTGAACCGTTCGTTATGTGAGTGATCAATGTCCATTCGACAGGCATTTTCGAAGTTCGTTGACGAGGCCCGCGAGCCGGATATCACCTCGCTGGAACTTCGCAGCAGCTCGCTCAATAACCCCAGCGTTCCCCTTTCCGCGGCCGGCTTCCTCGCCTGGGCCACTGGCGGCGAGCCCACGGCCTCTGGCGAACAGGTCACCGTCAATACCGCGTTGCAGCTCTCCACTGTCTACGCCTGTGTGCGTGTCCTGGCAGAGGCGGTTGCCTCCCTTCCATGTTATGTCCTGGAAGTACAAGAGAACGGCCGCAAAAGAGCCATCGATCACCCTCTCGCCTATCTTCTCCGCTGGGAACCCAACTCGGAGATGACAGCCTTCACCTTATTCGAAGCATTGATCGGCTCACTCTGTCTTACCGGTAACGGCTACATTGAGATCCAGCGCGACAAGGGCGGCCGCCCGGTTGCACTCTGGCCGCTCCATCCGCAGCTCACTGAGCCAAAGCGCGCACAAAACGGCGACCTGATCTACGACACTACTGATGGCATGTTCGACGGTAAGGTGCGCCGCATCCCCGCCAGCAATATGCTCCATGTTCCACTGTTCAGCTTCAACGGCCTCAAGGGTTTTTCTCCCATCTGGCTGGCGCGGCAGGGCATCGGCCTGGCCATCGGCGCTCAAAAGTTTGGCGCTCGCTTCTTTGGCAATGGCGCCCGACCCTCCGGCATTCTTAGCGTAGCGGGAACGCTCTCCGATAAACAGAAGACCGAGGCACGCGAGAGCTGGAACCAAACCCAGGGCGGCGAGAATTCCGGTTCAGTAGCAGTGCTGCCAGGTAACTGGGACTATAAACAAATAGGGATCAGCCCACAAGATTCGCAGTTCCTTGAAACTCGCATGTTCCAGCGCGCGGATATTGCCGCCATGTTCCGCGTGCCCCCACACTACGTCGGTGACACTACCCGGCTCAGCAATAACAACGCTGAGCAGATGAATTTGAGTTTTGTTACGGATACTCTGCGTCCTTATCTCTGCCGCATCGAGGCGGAGTTCCTGCGCAAGCTCTTTTCGCCGGTGGGCCGCAGTGCCGGCAAATATACGCTGGAGTTCGATGTCTCCGAGCGCCTCCGCGGTGACTTCAAAACCACCATGGACGGCTACGCCGTCGGCAAGCAGTGGGGCTTTTTTAACACCAACGGCATTCTGAAAGATCTGGGAAAAAATCCCATCGGTCCTATTGGTGATGTTTATTGGGTGCCGGTCAACATGCAGAATGCTGAGCGCCTGCTAGATACAGAATCGATGCAGGATCAGCCCGTCGATGCCGATCCCAATGTGCCGGGCCCAGAGGGCGCCCCGCCGAAGACGGCTATTGTTCCCTCCAAAGAAGACAAAGCCCTGCTCGGCCGCTTCACGCGCGGCTACATTCCCGTCTTTTGCGATGCCTTTATCCGTCTTTTGAAGCGCGACAAGCGTGATTTGGAGACCATTTCCACACTTTTACGGCCTATTTTTCGCTCCATCGCCGACGCCTCTATGGAGCAAAACGGGTCCACAGAAGCCGCTCCTGAGACCATTCTCGACGATCTGCTTAAGTCTGTAGCCCACCGCGCCGCTAAGTGGCCCGCGAAGCCCGACGAACCAGCGGCCGCGGAGCTGGCGCGCGAGGAGTTTCTCCGCGCCCTGCGTTCCATTCACATCAACGTCAGCCGGGAGGCGGCAGCCGCCCGCGCAGCACAGGAGATTGCATCATGAATAATTTCGAGCGCCGTTATGTCAAGCAGGAACTTCGCGTCAGTGACGATGCCAAGCCGGTCATTAGCGGCTATGCTGCCGTCTTTGACTCACAAAGTGTAGATTTAGGCGGCGGTTTCGGTGAGTTCCGCGAGACCGTCGATCCCCATGCCTTTGACAGCGTGATGGCCTCCAATCCCGACGTGCGCGCCCTGTGGAATCACGACTCCAACCATCCCCTCGGCCGTACCCGCGCCGGCACGCTGCGCCTCAAGGTCGATGCGCGCGGCCTGTCCTATGAGATCGATCCGCCCGATACCCAGACCGCCCGCGACCTGCTGGTCTCTATGCGCCGGGGGGACGTTACCGGCTCCAGTTTTGGCTTCACCGTCAAGCGGGATCAGTGGACCGACGAGGATGGCGGCGCCGTGAGCCGTAAGATTCTGGAGTTTGACGAGCTCTTCGATGTTTCTCCAGTCACTTTCCCCGCCTATCCAGCTGCCGCCTCTCAAGTGAGTTCTCTGCTCGGCTCCATGCCCGCCGAGACGCGCGCGCGCATCCTTACCAAGCGCAGCGCCCAGGACAGCGACGGCGGCGACGAAGAAGAGTGTATCTGCGGCTGCTCGCAGTGCATGGGCGGCGATTGCGGGAGCCGCTCCAACCCTGACTACGACGACGTCAACTGCCGCTGCAGTCCTGGGCGTGCATTAGCCGCTGAAGACGGCGGCGACAAGGAAGCAGATAGCGATCGCGCCTGGCGCAAGCAGGCTTCCGAACAGGTGAGTACAGCCCTGGGCCGTATCGCCGGCGCCGAGACCGAAACGCGCTGCCTTGGGCTCGGAGATGTGTGGGATCCAAAGAGTGGTCTTTGCGCCCCGAAGCACAAATGCCCAGAGTGTGATCAACGTCGCGTCTCCGCTCGGTCAGCCCGCACCTTCTCACGAGAAGAAATTGTGCCCATCTTCGCGGTACCCCCGACAACAGTTCAGTAACACAAATTTGGCAGCCTGGGCGCGCGGTTGATCCGCTGCATTCAATTGCAAGCGTTTAGGTTGCGGCTGGAAGCTATCGCCGCGAAGCGATGGCGGACCAGACATCCACACGAGGTTTTATCATGTCCAAGCTCATCGAATTGCGCCAAAAGCGCGTTCAGCTCATCGCTGAAGCGCAGCGCGTCGTGCTGCAGGATGCAGTCACACAAGAGGATCGCGACAAGTTCGACCGCATGATGGCCGACGTCGCTGTCCAAGAGGGCGATATCAAGCGTATGGAGCTGGTTGAAAAGCTCGACGCCGATTCTCGCTCGACCCAGCGCCCACCGCGCCCCAACCCCGACGGCTCTGCCGCAGAGAGCGACCCGGTTCAGTTGCTCGCCCAGCGCAAAGCCTTCGAGAAGTACATCCGCCGCGGCTACTCTCATCTCAACGAAGAAGAGCGCAGCCTGTTGGAGCACCGCGATGTGACCATCGCCGGCGGCCTCCCGAACCCTCCCGGCACCGGGCCTTCTGGCGCCACCATGATCCCGCAGCAGTTCCTCACCACCATGATCGACGCCCAGAAGTACATCGGCAACACGGTGAGCATTGTTGGGAAAAAGGTGACCAACAACAACGGCGCGCCCATCAAGGTGGCGCTCTCCAACGACACCGGCAACACCCTGACCACGCTCACCGCCGAGGCCTCGGTTGTAGCGGAGCAGGATCCCAGCTTCTCCGGCTTCATTATGCAGACCGATACCGTGGCCACTTTGGTCAAGGTTTCGCGTCAGGAGCTCGACGACAGCTACTTCAACCTCGATGCCTGGCTGCGCGATAAGTTCGCGCTCCGGTACTACCGTGGTCTGGAATATCTGATCACCAACGGCAACAACTCCAACGTCGTCGGCCTGCTCCAGACCATCGCTGGCGGAATCTCTACCACGCAGGGGCCGACACTCGGCGCCACCGCGGCCAGCTCCAACGGCCCGGTGTATAGCGACTTTGTCGATCTCTACGCCGCCCTCGACCCTGCTTACCTTCCGAACGCGAGCTGGGTTCTGAGTTCGATCAGCCGCGCCGCCATCATGGGCCAGAAGGATCTTTACGGCCGTCCACTCTTCATCCCCAACCCCAACTCCGGCACGCTGGACATGATCCTGGGCCGGCCGCTGGTGCTCAACCAGGCGATGCCCAACGCCTTTGCAGCCAGCCCCTACAACGCAGTCAACGGAGTTCTCTTTGGCGACTTCGCTCAGGGATACCTGCTACGCACGGACGGCGACATGTCCATCCTGCGACTCGACGAGCGGTTCGCTGACACCCTTGAAGTGGGTTTCATCGGCTATGCCCGTCTGGGCTCGGCCTTCACCGACGCCGGCACGCATCCCATCCTCAAGCTGGCCACTCCGGCCAACTAACAACAACTATCAGCTCTCAATTTTCAGCTCTTAGCTTTGCTGCCGTGTCAACTATCAACCAATGGTTGACACGGCAGCAACTCACTTCTCACTTTTTCACTGAGGTTCCCATGAAACTGCAAATTCTCAAATCCTTTCGTGTTGCAAATTCGCCGCGGCCGTTTGTCGCCGGCGAACTGGTCGATGTTCCTGAAACCACCGCGAAGCAGTGGATTGCCGATGGCAGCGCGATCGAGTTTGCCGGCGGCAACGCCAAAGCCGCGGAAGAGGCCTTTCACCTCGCTTCCAAGCCAGCGGCAGCCGGCAGCGGCCGACAGCGCAATCGCGAGAAGGCAGTTACCACTTCCTGAGCCGTCATGTTTTTGCCTTTGTTTTTAACTGACAACTGATCACTGACAGCTGATTACTGTTTCGCGGAGCGAAACCATGCCTCTTAATCTGCAACTCATCACGGAGCCTGTGGCCGAGCCGATCACGCTCTATCAGGCCAAGCTGCAATGCGGCTTTGGACCGATGCAAGACACCGATCGGGCTGCGGAGGAGATCCTTGGCGCGCAACTCCGGCCCTTCATCGTCGCCGCGCGGGCCACGGCAGAGAGTTACATGAACCGGGCCATCTATAACCAGACCTGGATCAGAACCCTTGATCACTTCCCGCTCTGGTGGGCCGCCAACGGCACTGTCAATCCCAGCTACCGCAAGGATTGGCCCTACTATTCCGATTTCTGGAATCGCATCACCATTGACGTTCCCTGGCCGAAGACCAATAGCGTGAAATCGATCACCTACGTCGACCAGAGCAACACGGTGCAAACTCTCGATCCTTCGCAGTACGACGTCGATCTCACTTCAGAGCCAGCGCGCATTGTGCCCGCGGATGGAACTTACTGGCCCTCTGAGATGACCTACAAACCCGGCTCTGTGGTTGTCACCTTCGTTGCCGGCAGCTACGGCGACGGGGTTACGGTGGATACCTGCCCAGAGACCATCAAGGCTGCCATCAAACTCATCCTGGCGCGGCTCTATCAGCTCGCCAGCCCCGAGCCGCTAGAGCTGGAGCTGATTCCCAAAGCAGCCGTGGCTCTGCTCGACTTCTACGCTATTCACGTTTTCAGCTACCGGCCATGAGAGAAACTTTGATCCTAGCCAACATCGCCGTCGGCTGGCGCTTTGCTTACCGTCCACCGCAGGTGATTTATGTTCACAATGCGCGATCAGTCAATGAGGCAGCCGCATTTTGGGTAGCCCTGGTCGGCCGCCACGCCGCCAATTGAAATGGAGTTCCCATGAGAAATTGTTGGATTGTAATGCAATATCAGCGTTCGCTCAACACTGGAGAGTTTGCTTATCACTTTCAGGGCATATTTAGTTCCGCTGAAAAGGCTGAAGCGGAGTGTAAAACCAATCAGTATTACATCATTCCCGCGACGATAGATGAGACGCTTCCGCATGAATCTTTCGTCTGTGACGAGCATTACTTCCCATTGAAGTAGCTTCCCCTGATCCCTAACCCCTAACCCCTGGAGATGCCATGGCATCGACTGATCTGACCACGCTGGCCACCGCAAAGCTCTGGCTACCCATCACGTCGACCAATACCAATGACGACGCGACCATTTCGCGGCTGATCACCGCCTGCAGCCAGGACTTCATGCGCGCCACCAAGCGCCCGGATCTGCTTCAGGCGGATTACTCTGAGGTGCGTCGGGGCGACGGTTCCACCCGCTTTTCTCTCTATCACTGGCCGATTGTTTCCGTCGCATCGCTGGATATCGCCCCGTCTCCCTATCTGGTTGAGCCCAGCGCTGACAAGATCGCGCCCGGCTGGTATATCGACTCGGACATCGACCCGGAGCGCATCTTCAACCTCTGGCTGGCGGGGGGTCTCAAATTTACAGACAATCAGCCGGTCCAGATTAGCTACACCGCCGGCTACTTGCCGCCCACCTCACCTTATCCGGCCACCGACGGCCAGCTTCTTCTGCCTGAGGACATTGAGCAGGCCATCATCGACTGGATGGCCTACCGCTACAACGAGCGCCCCAATATGGGCGCCACGCAGCGCCGTTCCACTGAGGGCGAGAGCGTGCAAGAGCCGCTCGTCGACGCGCCGCCCAACGTACTCTCGGTTATCAAACGTTACTGCCGCACGCTGCCTTCGCTCGATCGCCGCCAGGATGAGCGCGACCTGCGCATGAGAACCAACTATCAATTCACGGCCGTCAACCGGCACTAGAAAGATTCAAAGTTTGAGGCGGTGCATGGCGCCGGAGGAGATCTCCGGATCCCGTTAATCCATCACGGCCTGCAACACGCCGCCTCAATTCAAATTTGTCAATCTCGGAGATTTTAAGAATGCACTCGATCGCTATCATCGTCCTCAATTACAACACTCCCGATCTGACGCGCAAGCTGGCCCACTGGCTGCGCACTGAGCTTGAATATCCCGAGAAAGCTGTTTTCGTCGTCGATAACGGCTCGGTTCCGGAGTACGAGGGTGCGGAGCTGCAACTGCCGCTGAACCTCGGCTTTACCAAGGGTATGCATGAGGGCTATCAGTTTGCACGCAAATGCGGCAGCTTTGACGCTTTCTGGTTTCTGAACTCTGACATGATCTTTTCGGCGGAGGGCCGCGATTCGCTCAAAAAGCTGGCCGAGACGCTCTTCTCTGACGAGAGCTTTGCGCAGATCTCGCCGGTGTATAACTCTGACCATCCGCACATGCGTCAGGCCGCGAGCGCGGCCCAGGTGGTGCCATGGCTGGAGCCAACCTGCACCCTGATCAAGGCTTCGACCATCGAGAAAGTAGGCTTCTGGGATCTCGATTTCACCCTCGGCTGGGGCGTGGACTATGACTACGGCTACCGCATTCGCCAGGCAGGGCTGCATTCGGTCCTCACTAATCGCGTCGAGTTGCATCATCTCAGCAAGGCCTCGCAGACCGATCGCAACGCCTACGGCCGCAACGCACAGTTGGAAATGGATACAGTGATGGCCCGCAAGTACGGCCGCGATTGGATTCGCATCACCAAAGTCAATCCCAGCCTGATCGTCAGTCCTAACGCGCTAGCCATCTGCGCCATCTTCCGCAATGAGGCTCTCTACCTGCGTGAGTGGGTTGAGTTTCACTTGATGATGGGGGTAACACGCTTCTTTCTCTATCAAAACCGCTCCACCGACAATTACAAGGCGGTGCTTCGGCCCTATATCGAGCGCGGCCTGGTGGAGCTCATTGAATGGCCCATGGCCGGCCCAACGCAGATGGCCGCTTACACTGACTGCCTCAGGAAGCACCAAGGGGAGCATCTATGGCTCGCCTTCATTGATATCGATGAATTTCTTTTCTCGCCGCAGTATTCCACCCTGCCGCCGGCGATGGAGCGTCTCAAGCCGGAGTGGGGCGCGGTGGGAGTCAACTGGGTCTATTTCGGCGCTTCCGGCCGCGAGGAGTACTCGTCCGAACCGGTGCTTGAACGCTTCACCTGGCGGCTGCCGAATACCAATGACAACGGCCGTCACATCAAGTCGATCCTTCGCATGGATAAGCAATGCGTGAGCGGCCAGAATGCGCACTTCTTCAATGTGCAGGGTGGCACCTTCGGCGAGGAGGGCGAGAAGATCACCTCCGCGCGCACGGTGATCCATCACAGCTCGCTGCTGCGCATCAACCACTACGGCACCAAGAGTCGCCAGGAGTATTACAAGCGCATCGCGCTGGGCCGCGTGGATGGCCTGGGCGTGGTGTCCAGAACCATGTTTGAAGATCGCCAGGCGCGCGACATCGACGATCGCACCATTCAGCAGTTTCTTCCCGCGCTGAAGGTAAGGCTCTCATGATCTCGCTTTTTGTCGAGCAGGCCAGCGTCGATGAGACTGTCGATCATCTGCAGATGGTGCGCGAACGCATCTTTGCCAACATCCGCGAGGTCATGGAAGCCGGCGCGCCAGAGTTGGCGCAGATGACTGTTGAGGCGGCTGCCGAGGAAGGAATTGAAGAACGCACCGGCAAGTACTTTGCCTCCATCCTGGCTTCGGCGATGGCTTATGACAACGATGTGGAGATCGGCGCTCAAGTAACGACTGACAGCTCGATGGGCCAGAAGGGCAAACATATTGGCATCTGGCTCATGGCCGGCTTCCATGAAAAAGCGATGAAGTTGTCAGATACCGGCCAGCGCAGAAAATACAACAAATATTCGAAAGCCGGAGAGAGTTTCGCCGATTCCTATCTGCACCGCGCTTTCGGCTTTCAGGCGGATGGAACTCTGGTCTGGGCTGCGGGCCATGCGGCCTTCAGCGTTCGCTCCCGGCCCTTTGCGCGGGAGGCGCAGGAGCGGTGGTATCCGCCACTGGTGGAAAAGATGCAAGAGGCCATCGCCGCGGCGGCGGCAGGGGGTAACGTATGAGCCTTTTAACACTCGATTCCAATGGCCAGCCAATTGCCGCCGCCGAAGTTCCCCGGCCTACCTTTGCGGGCGGTGTTTCCATCGTTCCACGGTCCGGGATGTTCTCGCAGTTTGCCGCTATCGATCGTGAGGCAATCTGGACAGCGCTCTTTGCCTGGTTTCAGGCGAGTCTTGGTGGAACTTTTACCAGTATGGGCCGCAGGCATGTAGCGCCCCCCAAGCTCAAGATGGCCGACCAGCCGGCGCTCTTCCTTGTCTCGCTGCGAGAGACGCAGATCCCGCAGAAGCCGCCCGGCGCGCCGCCCAAGCTGATTCTGCACGGCCTGGTGATTGTCTATGCCTTCAACGAAGCGCCTGTCGAGGATATCGGCCAGGAAAAACTGCTTGGCGAAACAATCTTAAACGGACTCTTGCTGGCCATTGACTCTGTCTTTGTGCCTGACGATCCAAACACCGGCAAGTTCACCCTCGGCGGCCTGGTCACCCACTGCTGGATCGAGGGCAACACAGAGGTTGACCCTGGCATCTTCGGCAACCAACTCGGCGCCATGATTCCGGTGCATATTCTTATCGACTAACCGCAGGGCTCGGGTTTTTCTAACCCCTAACCCCTAACCCCTAACCCCTGAAAGCGGCTGCGCCGCTTTCCTAACTTGTGCGCTCAATCAGCGCCGAAGGAGCTACCATGAATTTTCAAGGTGGAAGTGGCGTCCTGATTGGGACGCCGAATGTGAACATCGACAACCTCACCGATCTGAGCCCGCGCCCCTATCCGGTTCTGCAGGAAGTGAGCTGCGAGTTCAAGGGTGACACCAAGGATCTCTTTGGTCAGGGAATTTTTGCTGTCGATACTTTCGATGGCAAGGTGACTGTGAGCGGCAAGGGCAAGATTATCGCTCCGCCTCCCTCGCTGATTGGCCCTTTGTTTTTCGGTTCCACGCCCAAGCAGGGACTGAACCGTCCAGTGCAAAATGAAGAGCAGGCGCCGGTGGCCACGCTGATTCCAAACAACCCCACCGCAACCATCAACCTCGGCGTCATCAACGGAGATACCGGCGATCCAATGTCTCTCTATGAGGGCGTTGGCGCTCCTCCGATTGGGAGCTATACGTTCACTCCCGCCAGCAGTTCATCGCCTGTGACCAGCGCGGCCTACAAATTCAACCCTTCCGAACCGGCTTCGGTCGTGTGGCTGAACTATGTCTGGCCGGATTTGGTCAACGGCGAGACGCTGGATCTGATGAACATGCCCATGGGCACCAGGCCGCGGCAAAACATGTACATGTTCAACAAATACCGCGGCAAGACAGTGGCCCTGATCCTGAACCAGGTTATTCTTGGCTCTTTTTCGATCGCCTCGAAGCTGGAAGATCACTGGCTTTCGGACTTTGACTTCAAAGCCTGCTGTGATTTCAGCAACAAGCTGGGATCGTTTGAAATGGACATGTAAACTGCTTTCGCAGCCTGTGGTAACAGGCTGCGAAGGGGCGCGGGCCTTCCATCCCGTTCCTCCGGCCGGAGCGTGTCCCGAGCGCGCTTCGGCCTGCCCAATCAGCTCAGGAAAACGTCACTCTTGAGGGAAAGAGGTCGCGAGAATTGCCAGAGCGTCTTCCACTGCGCTGTCATCCTGAACGGAGCGCAGCGCAGTCGAAGGATCCGCGTTTGCTTTTTCCTAACCCCTAACCCCTAATCCCTGTTCTTTGGAGTAACCCATGCCACAAAAACTTCGCTACCTCGGCGTCCCTGTCTACATGAACGGGCAAAACTTCTACATTCCCTCGCTTTCCAAGCGCCAGTATCAGGAGAATGCCGCGCGGCTCGCCGCCGGCGTCCCTGAGGGCACTCCTACGGAGCAGGGGGTCACCTGGTTCGACGACATCATTCTGCTGGCCATCCAGCGCAACTATCCGGAAGTCACCGCCGACGATCTGGCCGAGTGGCTTGATCTGAATACCAGCACGCTCGCCCTCAAGGCGCTTTCCGGCCAGAGCGGCCTGGAGGCGGTCTCTGAGGGGGAATAGCCGCCGGTGACGGGGAGATCGACTGGGCGGCGATCGACAGCCGCATAGCCACCGCTACCGGCTGGACCTTTGAGCAGATCGACGAGATGTGCTTCGGCCGCATTGTCGCCCTGCTCCTCTATTGGCGAAAATCGCCACCTGTGCACGATCTGCTGGCCCTGCGTTATCTCGGACCGCAAGAGCAGCGGACAGTGGACAGCGGACAGGGGTCAGTTTCAAGGCCCGATAACGGCGAAACCGTCTCGCAGACCCCGCAGATCGCCCGGTTTTTGGGCGTGCCGGTACGCAAGATGAGCGACAAAACCCGCGCCCTCTACGAATACGCGCAGAGTGTGATCCACCCGAAAGAAGCATCGAAAAAAGACGAAAGTGGTAAGACTCCTCCACGGCGGTGAGCTAGAATGCTGTCGTGGGGGAGTACCGCATGGGGTCTCGAAAACGATTTGCGCTAGCATTCCTTTTGTGTATTTTTTGTGTGGGAAGCGTCTTGATTTATGAGGATGCTGCCTACGCAACCTGTACCGGTTCCGATCCGTGCTATGCCTGTAAAAATTGTTCGCATTGCCGGCATTGTGCGAAGGAGGGCGGAAAATGTGGAGTTTGCAAAAGGCATGAGGTTACACAATGGAAGGGGAGCAAATCATGAAAAAATGGATTCTCCTCTCGCTTGCCGTCGCCTTGATGATCGCTGAGAGCTGCTACGGAACCAAGAAACCTGTAAGTGACTGGGATCAATATTTTGGGGCCGGTGTTGTGCCATCCTATCCGTACGCGGCTCGCCTTGTTAGAACAAGTTCGAACGATCAGCACTATAGATACACAGATTCAACCGGGAATACACAAAGTTGGCATTGCTCCGCGGATGAGTCGGGGGCTGAATGTGCTGAGGGGTTCGGGCTTTATTTTTATCTCGTCCAAGCGGACGGGGGTGGATACTATGTTGCCGATGAGCGCTGGGGATACGGTGATCCATGGGATATGACGTTTGAGCCAGACTCGATCTTCACAGTCATGGGGCGCTCTAATAGCGACATGCCTGTCTTTCATTTTCGCTTTGTGCAACGCGAGGGAGTAGACCTGGCTTGCATCCAGCAGCCTGGTACCGAGTCGATACCGAATGGTAAAGCGAGAAAAAATTATGCAAAACACCATCGTCTTGAATCGTGCTATCAGACGAAACCACAAGCAATCTATCCACGCGACGGCTGGAAATAATCTAACCGAACAGGTAACTGCAAAGCCCCGCCCCGGCGGGGTTTTTCTATTGGAGAAAACATCATGGCTGAAGATGCTGTAGTTCGAATTGGCGCAGTCTTTGACAAGACTAATGTCGAAGAGGGCATCACCAGTACGACGGAACTGATCAATAAGTCCAATCAGAGCATATCGCCCATCGTTGAGGAGACCAGCGCCCGGACTACGTCTGCATACATGAATATGAGCGCGGCGGCAAAAGAACTTGCCAACAATGTCAGCGCCAGCGCAATCAGGCAAGCTGAGGCCATGAAGGGGATCGTCGTCGCCCAGGCGGATGTGCGCCGGTCCTGGGTGCTTGTCAAAGATGCCAGCTTGCCTGCTGAAGAGAGCATTCGCCGTCTGGCGGCTTCGCAGCAGCTTCTGACTGCTGCCCAGGCTGAAGGAGCTGCCGCCGTCAAGGCAGCCGCCGCCGAGATGGCCGCCAGCGCGCCGCCGGTAGCCGCTGCGTGGACCGTCGCTGGAGCGGAGGTTAAAGCGGCGCTCACAGGCATGCAGGCGAAGTTCGCTGCTACCGCCGAGACTTCAAAGATCAGCGCTGCCGGCATCGGTGCTGGGTTTGCCGGCCTCAGTTCGCTGATGGGAGCGGGCATCTTGGCCGGCTTCGCAGCCCACTTCATTGACGATGCGGTGAAGGTGAATGTTGAACTGGGCCATATGGCCGAAGAGACAGGATTCACCTTTGAACGCATGGCCGGGTTACGGCAGATGGCGAAGGAGTTGGGGATGGACCTTGACACACTCGCCAGGTCTCTCTTTCATATGAACGCTGTGCAGTACGAGGCGAACCATGGCAGCGATAAGCTGAAGCAAGCTTTTCTCGATCTCGATGTTACTGAAGAACAGTTGAAAAACGACTCGCCGGAGGAGATGCTGCAGCATCTTGCTATCGGGATGCAAAAGTATGCTGGTTCGACGATGGAGGCCAATGCGGTTCGGGAGATATTCTCGCGCGGCGGCGTCAAGTTGATCCCCCTTCTGGAAGCGGAAGGAGCTAATCTTCTGCGCGATGCGGATGCTGCGGGGAAGAAGACCGGTGCGGATAAGGAGGCGAACGCGGCCTCGCTGGAATGGACGAAAAACCTTGCGCAGCTCTCCGGGGAACTGATGGCGCTCGGTAACGCGATTATTGAAAATCTTCATTACGTTGAAGCATTTGGTGCTGCCATTGGGTCGTATCTCAACGTGGCTTTTCAGGCTGTATACGCTTCGATCAAGGAGACAATTCAAGCGCTTAAGGGACTTGGCCAGCTAATGATTGACGCGGTCACTGGCCACTGGCGCGATATGCCGAAAGATTGGCAAGCAGCCAATGATGCGATGGTTGCGACAACCGGTAAGGCACTCGATGACATAAAAGCCCGCTGGAAAGAGGTGGACGATTTAGCAAAGGGGCC